TCTTTACGATAAGTATATATTTCTGGGTTATCATAACACTTTTCACAAAAAAGTCCCGTATAGATACCATATGCATCATTTCTTGCCCACATATGATATTGAATAGGTCTTGTCATTTCGCTTTCCTTTTTACATCCTTTACAATTTGCTTTTGTTTCTTCGTCGTCCCAGAACCAACTATCTATATTTTCATAGCTCATTTTCTTTTCCTTTCCTTTTTGAATAATTTCATTGCTTGTCTTTTTGTATATCCAATATAAGTTTTTGTGATTAATTGTCCGTCAATAATATCAGACACTTGAATTGCTCCGTTCATTTTCTTTTTTTCTATTATCATATTGAATTAAAAAAAAGCTCCAGAGCATAATGCCCCAGAGCCTTTTAATCTCCTTAGTATCTGTTTAGATTAGTTAGTTTATAAGTTCCGTCTTTTATTTTCTTCCTTGTGGCCTCAATTCCTTCACCTAAAAATTCATTCCGATACTTTCCAGTTGTTCTGGAATAGTCCCAATCTTGCTCATCTAGAATAATTTCATATTTCCCAGTCTTAAAATCATAATTTTGTTTTACTGCAATTACTGAACGATATGACTGAAAATATTCCTTTCCATTATGTTCTATTATGAATTGATTAGGCACTTTGTTTCCTTTACTTGATTCCATATTATAAACCTTCATAAATACCTCACTAGTTAATTATTTGTTAATCAATATTATTAATAATAAATGATATAAACAATAATAAAGATATTATTTGTTATATTGATATTATGTATTATATTAAAAGGTCGTTATAAATAAATAGGAGATTAAATAAATGGTAGAAATAATGTTAACAGGTACAATAGTAATAGCTGGTAATGGGTTGTTATTAGTATACCTATTAAATAATAAAAAGAAGTTAGAAAGAGAGTTAGAAATATATAAAAATAGACTAAATAAAGGGGATAAATAAAATGACTACAATAACTGAAAATACAACAATTGAAAAGAAAGCACCAGCAAAGAAAGAAAGCTTATTAGATGTTATCGGAGCAGAAGCACCGACAAGAGTAACATATCATAATGAATATAAACCAACAGAAGAACCAACAGAAGCAACAAGAGTGACTAAAGTTGATGAGTTAGAAGAAAGGTTAAAAAGCTATAAAATAAGACTTGATTCAATGCATAATAAAAATGAAAGCCTACAAAGTAAACTTGATATTATTAAAACTGATTGTGCGCAAATTGTAATGCCTCAAAGGTATCTTGAAAAGCTAATAAATGAAAGGGTTGAAAAGTCAAGTGATGATTTAATTGAAAGAGTTAATGAAGCTGAAAAAATGCTTGAAAAATTACACTCTGATGACATTCAAGAAGCATTGAAAGACTTGTTACAGCTTAAAGACCTAAAAGCAAGGGTTCAAGATGTTGAATATGATTTAGACGATAAATTATCAATGAATGACGTTGAAAATGAAATAGACAACGCCCTTGATTATAAAGATTATTGTACATCAAATGATATTGATGAATTAATAGATGATAAGATTAATCCAGGTGATTACGTAACTGCAAGTGAACATAATGAAGAATATGTAGAACTTGAAAGAAGAGTTAATGATTTAACTGCTATAATAGAGAATAAACAATCAAGAGTGAATATCTTCACTAGATTAATTAACTGGTTCAAGAACTTATTTAATAAAGTTTCCCCTATAAGTAACGACTAAACACTCGCAACCACAGAACAACCTACCAATAAGAGAAGCCTAGTGCAATTGATAGCGCTGGGCTTCTTCCTTTTATTGCCAACATATTTAAATATTGAAGATTATTATAATAATTTAACTAAATTTCAACCTAATTGAGGGGGTATTGCGAACCTAACGCAGGGGGGGCCAACAATAAACAACAGGTTCACCCATTCTAATATATATTTTTAAAATTACCTTATATATTTATTTTATAACTTAAAAACTGGTTTTTTGGAAGAGTTTTTGGATAGAGAATTTAATACCCCCAAAAATATTTTGAGAATTTTTTCTCTATCCTAGACTGGTTTTTCGGAGCCGAGCCATTATAGGATACTTTACTTGTCTTAAATCAGTGAAAGCGGATGTCTTATTTTCAGTATTTAAGTACCTATCAACTTGGCTGGACATCTTAGAATCGCCATTTGAGGCTTTGTTGAACCCCTTTTAGTAACCTCTTGCTAATTACTCACGCTAAAAGTGTTTTCTACCAATCCGTGAGCAACCTAATTTAGAAATATTTTAATCATTGTCAAATACTTTTTTTAATTGTAAATTATTTTGCATGGATTTTAAAGACATTAAAGCTAAACGACACTTTTTATACGATAGTATGACTGAGTTTAACGCTTTAACTGAAAATCTTGAAATTGCAAGCCATTGGAGGGAGGGCCACGATGGAGATTGGGTTCTTACAGATGATGGATATGTTTGTGAAATATTGAAACGGTTCACAGTCAAAGACCATCTTGGAAAGAAATCTATTGATTGTGTTAGAACTGTTTGTGGGACATTCAAGGTTGCTGACAAAAAAAGATTAATGCGTGGTAAGGATGGAATTGCAGAAAACATTTATTCATTTTCTGGAACATCAGTATCAAAAAAGAGATTGCAAAAGGATGGCAGGGCCAAGGAAATGCTTTTTGCACGATATATTGCTACTGAAATGGACCCTAAGAAGGCGTTTTCTTTGGCATATCCAAAGGCACAATCGGACAAATATATCAATGAAAAGATTAATAATTTATTAAAATCGGAGACAGTTTTAAATATGGTTAGTGAAGAAAGAACTAAATTAATGAATGGGTTAGGTGTAAGTAATGAGTGGATTATTGAACGATATCGTGATATGGTTGAAATCTCTGAAAGGCCATCGGATATTTTACGCTCATTGGATTCACTTGCAAAAATTGCTGGTTTATTTGATACAGAGAAAAAACAGGAATCATTAACTGTTTGGTCAGGTTTTACGCCAGAACAAATGGAGGCATTGAAAGATGGAACTTCACAAGCAAAGCTTATTGGGCACACCGAAAAGGAAAGTTAAAGACCCTTGCCCTGTGTGTCATCAGGAATTGTATTTGAATGATAAGAGAAGTCAAAGGGTTGGAATTATTGATAGAAGAGACAGAGTCACTGGCTGGCTTTGTTCTAAATGTAAAACAGAGTTTGATTTGGATAATAGGGTTGTAATGTTATTTTCAGACGATGAAATTAGAGGGGAAGCTTAAATGCCTACAATAAAGAAAGACCACTCTAAGGCGGCTAAAAAAATTAGAAAAGGGATATCTCGTAAAAATCGTACTGGCGGAGAATCTACCCATCTGATGATTAGCGGGGAGGCTGATGGTAGGTACTATGCTCATCCAACATTATTCCCTAAAGAAGATAGAAGTGGGTGGATTGAATATAGAGATAAGAACCAGGCTTTCGATGAAGCTAATAAAAGAGGTGAGATATTTGAGTTTAAAACAAAAAAAGAAGCTGAAGAGTTTGCTGAAGGTTCTTGGAAGAAAAAAGATATAAATAAATATAACCGTGGTGGAAAAGTTAAATCGTCAGGATTATTTAATTTTCCATCAAAAGAAGGAAGAATAAGATAATGCCGAAATTCGGGAAGAGTTCAAGAGAAAGACTTGCAACGTGTGATGAAAGATTGCAAAAAGTATTTAATGAAGTAATTAAACATGTTGATTGTAGTGTTTTGGAGGGGCATCGTGGAGAAGAAAGACAAAACAAACTATATGAAGAAGGGAAAACGAAGGTTACTTTCCCAAATGGTAGACATAATTCTAGTCCTAGTAATGCTGCTGACGTTACTCCATACCCTGTCAACTGGGACGATAGAGAACGTCAAACTCTATTTGCTGGTTTTGTCATTGGTATTGGTAAGAGTATGGGGGTCAATTTAAGATGGGGTGGAGACTGGGATATGGATTTTGAGGTAATGGATAATCGTTTTGATGATTTTCCGCATTTTGAGATAAGGGAGTAATATGGCTAACGAAGATTTTTCAGGGAAAAATATTTTTGAAATTATTAAGTTAATTGAGAGTGGAGATATAGAACAAGAAACTCAAGGTCAGGATGGGGGTTTTAAATCAATTATCCCTGAAAGTTATGCAATCTCAAGAGGATTTCAATCTGTTGAAGATATGAAAAAGAATTTAGGTTTTGAATCTGTCTCAGATATGTTTAATTATATTTCTGGATTAACAAAAACAGTTGGAGAGGGGGTGGTGGGGACCACTTCTCAGGCTGCATTAGATATAGCTTCTCAAGTTTTGCCAGTTCAAGAGGCTGGGAATGTTTTATCAGGAGAGGGGTCTCCATTAGATGCTCTAACTTTAGGCTTTATGATGGGGCCTGGGAAATTTATGCCTAAAAATATGATTAGTAAAATGTTTGGAAAAACTAAACTTAATGCTTTCAAGAAGCAAGTTAATGTCGACCCAACGACTAAATTCAGCCGAAAGAAATTTTTAAACACAGCAGATAAAAAAATATCTAAAACCAATAAAGATGTTTCAGACCATAAAAAATGGCAAAAGTTTGTAAATGAAGATAAAGTACTTAATAAGTTTGGGGGTACTTTAGATGATAAATTTAAACAGATGAGTCCTACTCAAATTAATAATTTTATTGCAAGATTAGAAAAGCAGGGATTAAAACCTTCAAAATCATTTAAAGATGCTTTAGGGAGAAATTACTATCAAAGTAAATTAAATCAATATAATGATATATTAGATTTTCCAGTAGGGTCGCCTAAAAAAGATTTATATGGAAATTTTATTCAACAACAGTGGCAAAAAGTAAAGCCAGGCCCTATTAGAAATTTGCTTGGGAGACAGTCAAGTTTTGACCAATATGCAAGAGGATTTTCAAATATATCTCCTTTTGGGGAACAACCTGTATTGACAAAGCTTGCAAAATTGTATGGCTGGGGAGAGGCAGCAAATTTAGCTCAAATACCTTCAGCAATGCAAAAAATTGGCAATCTTGGAGAAGGGCCATTTTTAGATGCAATGCATGGATTAGGAACATGGGGAGAAGAAGGGACGCTTAGTCCGAGTTTAATCAATACTCTTCAAGAGGCTATGGGATTAGATTGGGGGGATGAGCGTAAGGTACATTTATCAGATGTACCTGTTGTTAATGAGAAAGGAGAAGAGATTAGCAAGGTTAATAAACAATATTACCCTAGTGAGGCTATTAACAGGGGAAGAGCAGATAGTCTTTTAAATGTAAAATTTTTAGATAAAATAGGATTATAAGGAGAGGAAGGAATGAACGGAAATTCACCACATGCGCAAATAGATACGTTAATTATGAAAAATGACGTATTTGAACCAATAAAAAAATTAAACAAAATGATTAAAGCTTTTCCTCTTATGGATTCAACTGCAGTTAGTGAAATATTACATATGCTTAGTATGGGTGGAGATACTTTGGATATAAAAGATTTAGGTATTAATGAATATACTAATGAATTATCTGATTTAAATTTTATTACAAGTGGAAATCCAGAAATGATGAAAGAAGGGAATATGACTGGAAGTATGTTAGATGTTATAAATAGATTAAATGCATCTATATCAAAAAATCCTCAAATATTTGATGCAGCATTTAAGGAACAGCAAAAAAGAACGCAAGGATTTAGAGAAGGGGGAATGGTTTCTCCAAAATACCCTGCTTTCAATATGCCATCAGATAGAAGGCCAAATGCCCCAGTAAGTAAACCTCCAAAGCCCAAAATGCCTTCTGCTAATAAATTGCAAGTTACTCCATCTGAAAATTTAGGTCTTGGCCCAAATCAGGTTAGCCTTAATAGATTTAGACCAAAAAGGAAACCTCCAATGGGAGTTCCTCAACCTAAACCTTATAATCCATTCAGTCAAGAAATGAATCAATTTGGCTAATTTAAACTTAAATGGGAATGTCTCTAAGAATGAAGAAGTCCTTCAAATGGCTTACAAAGACCTTATTTCTTTTGGAAAGCTTTTTTCGCCACAAGATTATTTAGCTTCTAAGAGTCCTGACTTCCATTATGATGTTGGAAAGATACTTCTTGATAAGGAAATTCAACAATTAGCTTTAGTCTTACCTCGTGACCATGCAAAATCTACTTTAGCTGCAACTGCAGTTTTACATAGATTTTTATTTGCTAAAAAAGAAGAACCAGAATTTATTGCTTGGGTAGGAGAGGCTCAAGACCAGGCAACTGATAATTTGAATTGGATTGCAAATCATATATATGAAAATCCAGCAATACATTATTATTTTGGAGATTTGCAGGGAGATAAGTGGACAAAGAGCGAAATAATATTAAGAAATAGTTGTCGTATGATTGCAAAAGGAACCTCTCAAAGACTTAGGGGTAAAAAACAGTTATCAACTAGATATACTGGTATTGTTCTTGATGATTTTGAATCAGAATTAAATACTAAAACTCCTGATGCTAGAAGACAAATTAAAGAATGGGTTACTGCAGCTGTTTATCCAGCGATTGATTTTGATAAAAATGGTTTCCTATGGTGTAATGGAACTGTTGTCCATTATGACAGTTTTTTAAATGGATTATTAAAATCTCATGACGAAGCTTTAAAAAGCGGTGAAGAACATAGTTGGGAAGTATTTACACTTAAAGCTATTGAGGATGGCAAGCCTATTTGGCCTTCAAGATGGCCTCTTAAAAAATTAGAACAAAGAAAGCAATTTTATATAGATTCAGGGACTCCATCTAAATTTTATCAGGAGTATATGAATCAAGCTAAATCTCCTGAAGACCAAATTTTCAGTGAGGAGGATATTAATGATGCGATGTATAAAGGTTTTGTCAGGTTTGATGAAGCGGCTGATTCGTGGTATGTTAAACTTGACGATGGTAGACAAGAGTTTGTCAATATTTATATGGGTGTTGACCCAGCTTCGACACTTGGCGCTAGGAACGATTATTCTGTCATTATGGTTCTTGGTGTTACTGCTGAATATGATTATTACGTTATCGAATATTGGAGGGATAAAGTCTTACCAATGGATTGCGCAGATAAAATCTTTGAAATCGCAGAAAGATATAGACCAATAAAAAGAATTAATATTGAAACTATTGCATATCAAGAGATGCTTAGAGATTATGTTATGAAAAGAAGTAAAAAGGAAGGTAAATTTCTTCCAGGGATTCAGCAAGGAATTAAAGGATATGGCAATCAAAAGAAGAAAGATAGGCTTTGGGAAGGATTACAACCTATGTTTAAAGCGGGTGCAGTTCATATAAAAAAATCTCAGCATGAATTTATTGGGGAACTTTTAGACTTTCCAAAAGGCTCACATGATGATACAGTTGATGCATTCTGGTTAGCTACTCAATTTGCTAAGGGAAATCCTAAAGCAGGAAAAAAATTAAAATTAAAGAAAAATGGTAAATATGTTAAGTCTAAGAAAAAATATAATTGGATTACAGGAGCAAGAATAAAAGATGTTGTTAGTAAGTACATATAATCACTATATTACAAGATATGATTCCTGAAGATAAAAGAGCAAAGGAAATAAAAGAACTTTATAGAAGGTGGACCGATGCTCGTAAGGATTGGGATAATGCTGCCAGGGAAGATATTGACTTTTATTTAGGAAATCATTTTAGCGCTGAGGAGATGGATATTCTTCAAGAGAGAAATCAATCCCCTATTCCAGTCGATAGACTATATTCTGCTGTTGAACAATTTAAAGCAATAACAACTTCAAAACCTCCTAAATTTTCTGCTGTTGGAAGAGAAGACTCTGATAATAAAGTTTCAAAGGTTTGGAGAACTATATTAGAATATATTTGGGATATATCTGATGGAGACGAACATTTTAAACAGGCTATACACGATTATGCTGTAACAGGTCTTGGATATTTTTATGCTTATGTAGATAAAGAAGCGGATTACGGAAGAGGCGAGGTTAAATTTACAAGTATTAATCCTTTCAGAGTTGCTATTGACCCTAATGCTAGAAATAGATATTATGATGATGCCGCTGGAATGATGGTATCGACAATTTTTACAAAGTCTCAGCTACTTGATTTATATCCACAATTAAAAGAGCCTCTAGAAGAGGGAAGTGAAAAACTTCTTATTGACCAAATTGAGTCCGATTTTAGTGATGAGGATTATCCAGCAGCAACAAATAAAAGAACGATGGCCTCTTTTACTCCTGATGAAGTTAAGGACAAAGATTTTGGAGAAACTGAGAAATATAGATTAATTGAATATTTTTCTAAAATAAAAATACCTTATTATAGAGTTCTTAATATGGACTCTGGTTCTGAAAAAATACTTGATAAGGAAAGATTTGATTTATTTATGCAAAAGCAGGAAGTTCAGCAAGCTGTCCAAAAAGGTTTAATTGATTATGCTGAAGTTTTACAAACAAGAATTAAATTAACTTGTAGCTTAGGTCAAATTGTTTTATATGAAAGAATATTGGAAACAGATGTATATCCAATTGTACCTGTTCCAAATATATGGACAAACACTCCTTACCCAATGAGTGATGTCAGGAAAAATAAAGATTTTCAAAGGTTCCTCAACAAAGTTGTATCATTAATCACGACACACGCACAAGCCTCAGCTGGCCTCAAACTACTAATACCTCAGGGAAGTGTCCAAGATATTGAGGAGCTCGAAAGAGATTGGGCAAATCCAAACGCTACACTAGAATATGATGCTTCTTTTGGGGAGCCTCATTTCCCATCACCTCAACCATTATCTAGTTCAATTATGCAATTACCTCAGTTAATTGAAAAATATATTGATTTAAATATGGGTATATTTGAGATGATGCAAGGAAATAGTCAGGTAGCTCCTAAAACTTCTTCAGCAACAATGATGCTTGAAGATTTTGGGCAAAGACGTTCTAAATCTAAATTAAGAGATATTGAAGGTTCTCTTAAAAGAGTTGGAAGGGTTGTTTATAATTTAGCAAAATCTCATTATAATTTTCAAAAAACATTTAGAATTGTGCAACCAAATAATGATATAACAGAATATACGGTTAATAACAGATTATATGATGATGTTACAAATGAATTGATGTCAATAGATAATGATATATCTGTTGGCAGTTTTGATATTAGAATTATTGGAAACTCTACAATGCCTTCAAATAAGTGGGGAGAATGGAATATTTATATGGAAGCTTATCAAGCAGGATTAATTGATAAAACTGAAGCATTAAAGAAAACAGAAATATTTGATAAAGAAGGGGTATTGCAAAGAACCGATATTATTCTTAAATTACAACAGCAGTTGCAAGGTGCTCAAGAGCAAATTAAGAAGCTTTCTGGAGACCTTCAAACTGCGCATAGAGAATCTATACAAGCTCGTAAGCGTACTGAAGTTGAGAAATTTAAGACTCAAGTTAAAGAATCAGAGCTTACAAACGATTATAATCAAAAATTATCAATAGATAGGTTAAAAGATGCAGTTAAACTCGAACAAGAGAAATTACGAATGGAAACAAAAGAAGCTGTTCGTAGTAAACCTCCAAAAAGTTAGAGAAATTGCAAAGGAGAAATAACGAATGACTAAAATAGATAATAGTGGAAATCTTAATAAAGGTGAATCCACGGAAGGGCAAGACAAAGGGAATACTGGAGAGAGTTCTTCAAATAGCTGGGAACAACAAGCAAAATATTTTCAGTCTGAAAAGGACAAACTACATCAGGAAAATTCAAAGTTGAAGAAGTACGAGAAAATAGGAAAGTTTTTGGAATCACGACCCGATGCAGCACAAGCTGTTGCAAATGTAATTAAGGGTGGTGGTCAGCCAACATCAACCAGTTCTGTACGTGTTGAAAAACCAAAAGACTTCGACCCATGGGAAGCCTATAATGACCCAAAGTCTGATTCGTATAGGTATCGTCAACAGGAAATGAAAGATGCTATTAATGGAGCAGTTGGTCAAGCAACCTCTAAGATTGAACAAAATCAAGGAGTAGCTCAACTACAAAACCAATTACAACAGCGTGGAATGAATGAGGAGCAAATAACTTCATTTATGGAGTTTGCTTCAAAAAATCCAGCTGATTATGGTTTAGATGCTGTTATTAATATGTGGGACATGACTGTTAACGGTGCTCAGCAGGTTGAACAACAACAACCGCCAAATGCGTATAATGAATTTCCAAGTCCACTAGATGTGGTCAAGGATGTTCAAAATACACCAGCAACTGGTGGTATATTGCAAGGTCAATCTGTTCAAGCGAAAAGTGACGAAGACTCACTATGGGAAGCAATCAAAGGCACTACTATGCCTGGCGGGAAGCTTCCTTAGTGATAGGTTTTTAAAATAACAGATTAATATTTCGAGTAACATCGAAAAGGAGAAAATAAAATGGCAGTAAATCAAGGAACACTAAGTAGTACAGGTGTTGCGCAAACTGCAAGTAATTCTCATGCATCTGCTCATGGAACGACTCCAGATAATAGACGTTTATATAATTTTGGTGAAAGGGTGGCTGATTTAGCACCTGAAGAATCACCATTTTTTGTATATA